TTTCAATTATGATCCAAAAACATTTTTAAATATTGATATTATTGAATTTTTTGCAAAAAACTGAACTAATCAAAGTTCAATCAAAGTTCAGTATTTTTTGTGAATAATTTGAATTGGTTGGTAATGGAGGAAACTGGTTGTCCAGACCATTCAAGGCTAATAAAGAAGGTCAGAAAAAATTAGCCTTTATTCCCTCCATTCCTATTCAGTCAATCCTGGAAAATATTTAGGATTTCCTGACTTATCCTTGACCATTCTTTTGACATCCTTTCGGTTTTCACCAACTGAGGAAAAGGAAACGTGAACCCAACCTGAGTTCGGCCCTTCAGGTTTTCCAGTAATCTTTGAAACCCGATCAGGTGCATAGTTTTCCAAAATCAGTTGATCAAATTCTAAATTATCACGAATCCATTCAGCCAGTTCTAAATTAGAAACTTCTTCAGAAAAGATTTCGATATCAGCGGCCGCCGAAGTTCCTGAACAGCAGTGTTGTGAATTTGGTGATCCTTTGACCAATTCATTTAATGGTTTTGACCGAAAACAGGAATTGACCTTAGTTGGCCCAAATTGATTTCTGACAGGCTGTAAAACATTTATTACCAAAGCAGTTATTCTGCTAACCGCATTGTGGTCCAAATGGTCTTCTTGATCAATGCCTGCATGAAGTGCAGTTGGACTATAAACCAATTCCTGTAATGTAAAGTTTGCTGAAATCTGCATCGCTAATAAATATGGTTCTTCAGCCTTTAATGAGATCGACAAGATTTTTGTGACCATGACTATTGTCACCGTTAACCGCATCATCAAGAGCCTCACGAGCCTCTTTTGGCAACTTATTAAGATGTTCTTCAAGATGCTCAGATGCTAACGACTGCGCCTTATCAACAACCATATCTCGTAGCATATTTGCCACAAAAGGGAGTACCAGATTAAGCATAGGATCCTTTTCAGTTTTTGAAGTTGAAAATAAATCATAAAAAAATGTGAGTAGTTTCACTTTTGCCCTTCTTTGGTCTGCCCTTCTTCTTGGACTTCTTTATTATCATTATTGTCAGAAGTATCACTTTTTGGATCACCGTACATAAAACTTCCGATCTGCGAAATTAACACAGTTAAGGCACCTATGACGGATACCAATAATGTGGACGTTTTATCATCCATATTAATCGGTTGGTACATTAAACTGTATATCGTAAATGCGTAAATGGCTAAAATAAGAATAGCTAAAAGAAACCTAAATGATGCACGCCTAAGAACAATTTTTTCGGTTACAGTATGTTCCCTTTTGCCGTTTTTTGCGGGTGGGTCCGATCTTGTAATTTTTTCAATTGTTTCTGCCATTATCCCTTTAGCTTAGTGAATATAAAATCTTTGGTGGTTTCGATTTCACGTTCGACATTTTGCATACGAGCATCTAATGAGCTTAAATGGGTTTTAACTTCTACTAGATTATCTTGTGATCTTTCAACCAATGATTCCAATTTCGTTTGTAAATTAATTCTGTCAGTACGAGCAAGTGATTCGGTTTTATAAAAATAAATACCTAATATTAATAACATCGCCCCCATTATGCCTTGTTCCAAAAACAAATTAACCAACATATCCGACATAGAAGATGATGTTTGTAATGGTTGCTGTAATTGCTGTAACTGTAAAAATCTGGCTTCTTGGTACGGATCAATAGCTAATTTATCCGCATATAACGGTAAACACAGAAACAGAAAAAAAATTACAGTAAAAAGTTTTTTCATGTAGGCTTCGGATTGTCGGCTTTGACTTTAGCTCGTTTTGCAGTGATCTCTTTCCACATCGTATCGTTTCCTTCTTGTTTTTCTGCTAACGCTACGACTACATCTTGGATACTTGGGTATTGGGACGCTCTGTCTCGTTGGTATTGAGTTGCTTGAAATTCTGAAATAATTTTGTTGTCTTGTGTTTCTACTTTTGCGTAATCAATTTTTATTAAATCTTCATTTTCGTCATATACTTTAAATGATTTTGTTTCCTGAGAATATTTAACAATTTTAGCATTAGGGTATAAATTTCTTATAGCTTGATGGTTGTATTGTTTCATTGGGCAATCTCCATCAAAGTAATTATACTCATGTGCCTGCCCATGTTGCTATCAGATGTGCTATCATTTTCAGGCATATTATATCCACAAACACCAGATTGGTTACCAGAAGTCCACCCAACCACTCCGTATGTTATAGCTGAAGGGGGATCTGAAATTGTTGGCGAATCTAAAAATGTTATTGACTGCTTAAACATAGAGTGAATTGATGGTCCTCTTACTGAAAAAGTTGCAGATGTGGTTGAAGTGTCAGCAGGACCGTTTGCTAGTCGTACATAACTGCCAGTAGGGTCACGCACTAAATCAATGTGACAAGTATCATTATCTTGATGACCTACTGATATATCTAAAGTTATTAAGATTTTACTATTTGTAAAATAAGGGGTTATTGAGCAATTTAAATTATCAAATGGTGTATTTGTTTTATTACTGGAACTAACATCAAATGTTGTATTGTCTGTGTCAGTTTTTTGTACGACTTGAATAATTGTATGTTGTGGAACCCCTTTACCCCAACTCCAGTCACCAGAAGCATATTCAGCTAGCTCCTTATTAGTCGTTGCTGAACCATCAATTATTTTGTCAACTTGTAGTGTACTAGGCATGATTTTTATTCAGGTTTAGGATGATCCGTTTTTACTTGTTGTATTTTGGCAGTCATTTCTTCAGAAAATGCCCCTTGCTTAAATAGGTCATCAAGCTGATCACCGATGTTAGGGTAAACTATTTTGCGGTCATTTTTATACTTAATTTTAGCTTGTTCTTGTTCATGTTTTTTTATGGTAGCTTGAGTTTCTTCGTATGCTTTTAGTTCTTCAGGAGTCATTTCTCTTGACTCCCCTCCATTATTTATTCTAGGCATCTTTAATTCCGTAAAATGATATTTTTGCGCCACTTTGGAAGGAATCGCTCTCTGTTGTAAATTTAAGTCTATCTACTACATAGTTATTTACAGTCGTGGTTGATCCTGTCATGCCATAAAAATAACCATTAGATGAGTAAAAGGTTGTATGAAAATAAGCATTGGTGCAGTAATTAGCATCGGCTGGATTATAAAATATAAAAGTTCCAGTTAAACCACCATTAGCTTTAACATTTCTCAAGGGACCTGGCGCAGAGTCCCAAAAATAACTTCTACTTAAATTTGCGCTTGCCCCACTATTAGTGGAACCATCGTCATACCAATTATGATACCCACCTCTACAGCCAGTGTCATATCCCCCTGAACTCCCAACTTGGATGTAAACATTCTTTGAATTAGTAGTTGGAATTACCCCTGAAAAATGCAATACATAAATGCGATAGGTGGAATCAAAAACTACTCCATTATAATTATTTTGAAACAATATTTCTGTATCACCATTAGATGTAGTAATAGTTTTTATTAACACCATACTACTACCAATAGATGCAGGAACTGAAACTGAAGAACTTAAAGTCCCTGCACTTATGGTCCCAGCATTTGCAATTCCACCTGAAGCAGTTAAAGCACCATTTACAGTAGTTGTTCCATCACTAGCCAGCACCAGATTGTTACTGCCAGAGCTAGAATGCTTAATGTTAGTTACTTTAAGTTCGCTAGACATTATTCAGGTACAGTTTGGGATGCTAAAAATGTTTGGTAGTTTGCTTTTATTTCATCAGTCATAACCGCATTGAATTGGGCTAGAACTAATGGATCAGATATTGTTGAGACGTCTGCATCTGGTTGAAGGACGTAACGATGAAACGATGAAGAAATTTCTTGTCCATCTTCAATAATCTGATTCCTTTCACGGATTTGAATAAAATAATGATCTTGAAATGCTACTGTTTCACATTTATCAACAATAGTGTTTTTAGTTAATGCCATAATTTACGCTACATAATAGGTTATGGAAAAACCACCCCAAGAACCTGAACTTAAGGTATTAAAAGTGGCACCAGCCCAATTTGAATTTGCAGGTTGATAATTAACATGTATAAGACTATTTCCAGACGATATAGCAGTAAAAACATTTTCTTGATTAATTTTAGTATCCCAAGTCATCCACAAACTCCCAACATTATAATTACCTACACCCGCAAATGGTAATCCTTCTACTGTAATACTTCCTGAAAGTGATCCAAAGGTTGTTCTTGATGAATAAGAAAACATTATATGACATATATTACCAATTCTGGTGTATCTTGCAGTTGATGAACCAACACCACTTGTAAATCCTGATAAAGTGTTGCCCCCTGACTTTATAACTGGTGTCCAATTGCCTTCTTCATAGTGGTCAAAAACTTCAGAAGAAGGTGTATAACTTGTTGAATGGGTTTGTGAATTACTAAAATCAATCCCACCACCACTTTCAATTTTTAGGTTTTTACCTTCTATTGACATTAAATTGTTAAATCCACCAGCACCATCCATCCCTTTAAAACGAAAACCACCTTTTACATCAGTTATTCTTTGTCCTACACCTGAAGAACCCTCAATTGATATTCCTTGTATTTGAGATATATCGTCATTATAACTAGGAATTCCTTCATCATTTTTAGTTGTTCCTTTGAATTTTAATGTTCCTAAAACACCATGTTCATCTGCATTAGCAGTATTGTGCCTAAAATCTATTGTTGGTGCAGTAAGCCATGATCCTGAATACGCTGTTGAAGACGTATCTTCTATTTCAAGTGTAGGATTACCTTCTTTTGTTAAATCAATCTTTTCGTTTGTTATTACTGTCATACAATTACCAAAGTTCCATTAACAGTAAGAGTTCCAGTTGATGCTATGGTTACTGGCCCTGCCATAACTGCGTTTTCATTTGCGGTTATTTCTACTGCACTATTTATGCTTGCAGGATTTCTAAATATACCGCTTTGAGTTGCACTTATATGACCCGTCAGGCCACTAGAATCTGCTTGGTTAACAGTTATTCCGTTACTACGAATTTCTGTTACGTTTTCGGTGGTGCTTTGAACACCATCCATTACTGCTCCAAGTCGTTTTCCCATTAGCTTGCCGAATCAAGAACTGAAACATAAATAGCAACGGTACCTGAATCAACTGTAAGCACTAAAGTATCACCAGATACGGCTACAAGTTTTCCTTGTACTAATTCAACATTACCACCTGCAGGAATTTCCATATTGGTAGCAAGGTTGGTTGAACTTAAGGTTACATCAAACTGTGCGGTTGTCGTACCTGTGTTGGCTACCAAACAGCCAATAATGACATCGGTACTGTCAGCAGTATAAATGGTACCAGTTGCGGTTCCTGTGAATCTGTTAAATGAGGCCATAGATCATCCTAAAGCAATTGCGAAGATAATACTTTGTGAATCGGTATAATTTTTTGTCGATATACCTGTGCTGGCAGTAGGATCACCTACAACCGTTCCTTTACCATCAGTTTGAAAATTAACTGCTGTATAAGAACCAGTTTGAAACTGAATGGTTCCGTCCTCCTTTACTTTAATAAGACAACTGGCATTATCGTTTTGCAGTTTTAAATCATTACCTGCATCTGGTTTAATTATTCGATCTGCCATTATAGTACCTCACGAAACCTAAAATTAATTTGTTGCATTTCTGCCTGTTTGTATCCGTAATTTATTGTAGGTGCTTCTTGGAAATAGAAAAGCCCTGAATACGTTTTTCCTTCATTTTGTGCAGTTGGCATATCATTTAAAAGTAAAACAGGAAATGGTTTTGAACGGTATGCCCTAAAATGATCGATAAACGATTCAGATTGTGTCCTATTAACCAAAAGTGTACCCGAATAAATTGTTCCTACATTACGTTGGGTTTGACTGTAACCACCATTGTTTAAATCGTTTTTAAATGAATAATCAATAAAACCTTTTTGCATTCCGTAAAGTGGATTTGCAGTTCTTACTACTGTACCAATTTGAAATACACCAATTTTAATCGGATTTAAAATTTCTGTAACTGAACCAGATGTAAATGTACCCGATAAAGTTATTGCACCTGAAGAAGTACCATCACCTATTATTTTGGTTACTTGGTAACGTGTACCACCGACAGTAATATGACTACCAACCATAATATTGCCGTGGTTGTTTACATTAATAAAATTACTTGCTGTTGCCTCAGTGCTATCTTTTGCAAATCTGCCAGTAGCACCACTATCCTGTTGCCAATATCCAATATTATCACCATCAATAGCAGAATCTTTAACATCTACGGAAGTCGTTAAAGTAATTTGCATGGTGCCTGAGGTTAATGCTTGACCAGACCCATTAAACTGGACTTGACCACCTGCTTCTAATCCGACAGTTAAAGTCGTTGTTGCATCTTCACCGTCTCCCAAAGTTAAATCTGCACCCAATTCCACTGAATCTGGTGAACCATTGGAACCTGTTAAAGTTGTGTCACTTGTAACGGATGCAGGTATTACAGTCCCAGAAAAACCGCCGATGCTACATCTTTGAAATTCAGGTGGAATTCTAAAATCTGTTCCTATTTTTATTTGTTCATTTGAACTGTATGCAGTTGTGTTTAAATCTAAAAACCCACCTGAAACTTCAGTATCGTCAACATCTAAAGTAAGCTCTGCTGAATCAGCTAACAGGCCGTAAACAAAAAAACCCATTGAACCTGTTGCTACATTCGCATTAATGGTTTCACTTGTGGCGTTTGAGATATACGGCTTAGATGGTATATCATTGACGATATTGGTTAACGGATAACTGCTGTTTAAAGCACCACCAGTTGCGGTTATGGATGAAATATCAACTGACTGCAAAATATCCATTAGGTTTTTTCCAAAAGTGAAATAGTTCCGTCACCTACAAATTTGGTTCTTTGGTTGTCCAAATCGTAATGAATTTCACGAACCAAACATTGGTTGCAGGTTACGTTATCTTGAATTCTTGTAAAATTTAAATTATCCCCAGGCAAAATGTCTTTATTGATTTGATCAATAGTCACACTAATTTTTAATTTTTTCCTATTATCCAAAATTGCTTGAAGATAATTTAACTGCTGACCCAAGGCATCGTGCATTTGATTGACTTTAATTTCTGTTCCTGAAGGGATATTAGAATTTATTACTGACAATTCTTTTTCAGATTCAATAAATTGATAGTTGTCAGTCGCCAATGTTCCTTGCTCATTGCGTGTTTTAAATTTACAAGAAACCTGTTTAACAATATTAAAGTCATAAGATGTGCTAACTATATCTCTTTCATCCAAAATTGTTGCTGTCGGCACGTTTGCTTTATCTATAATAAATGCTTTAGGACTTACACCACCTGCGGTTGTTATTTTTAAATAAAATTGATAGTTGGTGTTTTTACATATTTCATCAGCAAATTCCTCAAAGTCAGTATCTTTAGCATTTGTCGCCATTATCCCTGCTAGTACATCATCATCTGAATTGGGTGCTTTTGTATTATTAGCAGGTGAAAACCATAAATCTAAAATTTCATAAATATTTTTGTAAGTTGTTCTTGCCTCATACAACAAAACGCCATCCCAATCCGTTGTACTTTGGTAAACTTTAGAACTGACAGTAAATTGTGAATTTGAATTAACACCATCAATGTAAATATTTGTTTCGTAATCACCACTACCGTAGCCAGGATTTGGGTACCAGTTTGAAAATCCTATAAAAGCATATTTACCACTATAACCATCCTGCCATTTACGATCCTTTGGAATTATTCTTTTGGATGATCCACGACTTAAAACTGCATAAGGTGTATTTAATCCTTTATTTATATATGCACGTTGTGCGGATCCTCCTGAGATACCACTGTCAGTTACGACTTGAAGCGCAGTAAAAGTCGCACTACTGCTGTCAACAGGTATGGTGCATGTATTACCCGATACTGATAAAACTGTATAAACTACATCATTTTCAACAGGACTTTGCGCACCACCTGAAGTTATTTTTATTTGATCACCTGCTTTTAAATTTTCCTCTAGTGTGCCTGAACCCATTTCAACATTTGAAATAGTAATGGTGGTTGTACTACCTGCTGTAAAACTGGCTATGGGCCATGTTCCAACTGATCTGTTATTTGCTAACGATTGATGCCGTGCATACTCATATAAATCAAAAACAATTAAATCAGCATTTATGTTTTTTACTACTGAATAGCCGTACCACAAACCTAATTCCTTTGATGTCGGCTCACCAATATCAATTGCGGTTAAATACTGCTGATCAGGATTTGTAATTAAACTATTATAATTTGTTGCATACGAAAATGGATGTGATGTTTGGTCGGGTCGGTTAGCAATAGCCATTTGGCCTGCTTGCAATTTTATCCAACCCTCTCCTGACCATTTTATAGTCGGTAGTGAAACTATATGCGGTTCATAATAATTAAAACCTTGATAGCCCTCAGTTGACATATAGTAATCAGTCGAATTAACTGTCATCTGTACCGTTACAAGTTGGGTCATCCTGCAAGTACCGTAGCAAGTTCAGGTTGTCCAGATCGATTTGCATTATTGACAACTGAACTAATGTATTGGTGTAAAGGAAGTTTTACTTGGCCTTCCATATCAAGGTAAACATTAACAACAGTTTGACCACCACCTAGTTCATGATTTGGAATAATTGTTCCGTTGCTAGGAGGTGTAAATAACTCTGGGCCTTTTTCACCGACAAGTATGGTTCTGCCACCGCGAACTGATCCACCATCTGCGAAAGGTAAAATCTTTTTTACTGTATTAACTACTTTATTAATTGTATTGGTAACTGGATTACCACTACCACCACCACCTATATTTCCTATGCGATCAATAGCATTTTTAAGTGCATTAATTGGAGAAGCCAAAGCATCAATTGCACTTTTTAAAGCTATTAAAGGTGCTTTTAAAACTTCTAAAGGACTTTTTAGTGATTGTAAAAATGTACCAACCTTACCCAATATTCCTGCTACAAATTTTAAGGCATTAATTAAGGGTCGTAATAATTTTAACTGTTCTCTTAATAAAGGAACAAATACTTCAAATAATGGTTTTAATTCAACTAAAATTTCTACTAACGATTCAATAACTGGTGCCAGTAAATCTATTATGGGATCAATTAATTCGAATAAAGCATCAAATACTTTTCCTAAAGCCTCTTGTACTTTTTCGTTGGAAAGAATCAAAGCCATCATTCCTTCTTGAATACCACCTTCAGCAAATGCTTTACCAACATTCATAGCACGTTGACCTGACTTACCACCTGCTTTGGCTATTGCAGAACCATGTTTACCGACAAAATCACCAACTGCTCCTGCACCTGCCTTAATACCTGTGACCATGGTAGTCATAAAATCAGCCATATCTGCTAACTGTGTTTTGTTACCCGATAATGACTTACTAAACTTGCTTGTAACTGCATTTAATTTAGTCGCAGTATCTAAAATAAATTGGTAAGTATTTTGTTCATCTATAAGTTCTTGATTTACTTCAATGGTCATTTCAGTAAAACGACCTTGTGCTTCTGCGGTTTTATTAGTTAGATCAACAACTTCTAACATCGCATCAACGGTTAATATGGTTTCTTCGGTTATTGTTTTACTTTGTGTTTGATATTTACCGCTTAGATTTACGACTTCTAGGTGCTTTTCTTCCCACTCTTGTGCTTTTTTTATTGCCTCACTAGCTAACCTATCAACGTTTACATACTGTTGGGCTATGTTAATTGTATGTTCTTCAACACCAACTGTATTATCTTTTAGCGTTGATGTTAAATCGACAACTTCAAGAACATGGTCAACGACCTCCAAGGTTACTTCAGAAAATCTTTGATATTCTTGACCACCTTGTTTTGTTAAATTTACAACTTCAACCTGTGCTTCTTCTAAAGCAATAGTGTGTTCTATTAAATTACTGTATTCCTTGTTGACTTCGCCTACTAATTCAACTACTTCAAGTTGAACTTCTTTTATATCACTTACTGGTTTTACTGTTGCTTCAAGATTCTGTTTAGCTTTTGCAACATTTTTATCTATTTCTGCAAAATCTATTGCCGTGGTACCTGTTTTTAAATTAAGTATTTCTTGTATTGCGGTTATTTTTTCTATGTTTTCAAGTCTTTCTTTATCTGTACGCAAAGCATTTTTAGTTATGTTTTCTCTTTCGTAATGTTTTAAATTTTGATTTTTTAATGCTTGTGCCTGTTTTTTAAAAATTACATTAAGTTCCTCATTTCTTTTCAACAGTGCATTAACTTCTTTTTGTAATGTTTTGGTGCTTTTTTCCATTAAGGAAAAAGGATCGCCAGTAGTTGCCAAAAGAAATAACCGTTTTAAACCTAAAAAAGCTTTATTGACTATTGGCAAAACAACTTCGCCAAATATAACTCGAAATGTTTTTGATAATTTATTGATCTCGTCGTTAAAAGCGGCTGATTGGTCTATGGCGTCTTGAGTTAAAACACCGCCGTATGCTTCTAGTTGCTTGCCTAATAATCTTAAACCACTTTCACCTTCGTTTAAAAACGGCAACAGTTCTGCACCTGCACCACCAAAAAGTCTAACAGCCGTTTCAGCTTTTTCTGTTGGGTCTTTAAGATTTTTAATTCCAGTTGCTACCTTAAAAAGTATTTCTTCAAGTGGTATGGCAACACCATTGACATCTGTAATCTGTACGCCTAGCTTTTCAAATGCTTCTGCTTGTACTTTGGAACCATCAGTAGCTTTGCCTGCATTTATGGCTAATTTCTGAAGCGACTTATTTAGCTTTTCAGCACTAACTCCTGACTGTTCACCTGCAAATTGGAATTTTTGCAATGCTTCTGCACCCAAACCAACTTGCAAAGATACTTTGTGAACCCGATCAGCAAAATCGAGCATTTTGTTAGTAAATGCGGTAATGGAACCAACAGCAAATGCACCTGCAATAACTCCTTTTAAACTTCCAAAGCCTTTTTCAAGAGCCTGGACGTTTCGGTTTACTGCATTAAATGCCTTACCTGTTTTATCGGTTGCGGTTATACCGACATTTAAATTAGCCATTTATTTTTTTTCTTTGCTTTCCTTAACTTTAAAGTATCCGACCCATCCGTATATTTCGTTCATTGACATCTGCATTATTTCAAAAACTGACTTATGTAAATGTTCAGCCAATTGAAATAAAAAATATAAGTCAGGATCGGATGTTAGTTTTTTTCCGCTACATCCGAATCAACTTCATCACCAGACATTTCACCAACTACACGACTTATTACTTCAGGATCAACCTGTCGCATAAGTTCCTGTCGGTTGACTGACCTAAAAATTGGTTTTCCTTCAGCATCCAAAGCTCTTTGAATCAGTGCTTCAACAATTGCTTCCGCTTTTTTGCCTTGATCACTTAAAGCAAGAATTTTTTCCTGCTGAAGAAAATTAAGTGATGGTTTGTAATAGATGACAGATGGTTTACCATCAACAGCCCATTCAGGGACTTCAATCGAGGATAAACCACCTGACAATCGTTCACGAAAATGACTTTTCGCTGACTCAAGTATTTGAGACATGGCCTTCTTTTATTAAAGGTTATTAAACAGTCGATGCTGTCAAAGCACCTGTTCCTTGAAAACTAAATGATGCAGTTACCATTGCACCAATAGCATTCGCCCGACTAATTGATGTAATTAAAGCAGTACCCGAATAATAGGTGTCACCTGTGGTAGCACCTTCTGGGTACAAATTTAACGTAACTGAAGCACCTGCGGTCATTGCACCCTGACCAGTGGTATCAGTTTCATCCCACATACAATCAATCGATCCGCTAAAAGAAGTTAAATCTGAAACATAAGTCCTAGCGGAATCACTTAATTCAGTGTCTTCAATAGTGTCGGCAGTTTCATCGAAAGAAAAACCTGTTACCTCGGCAACAGTATTGCTTCCAATTTTGACGATACCTTCACTTCCCTTGTGCGTTGCCATCTTCTTTCCCTTTCTTATTTGATGATGACGGTTTATTTACTGACCAACCTTTCCTTTCCATTTCTTCCACCTTGGAAGGATGAACCTGAATGGAGTCAGTACCCTTAAAAAACATTTCAATCATATTGCCTCTCTTAAAAAGACCTGTTTAAAATTTTTTTCAAATTTATTTTTAAAATTACTATTAACATAGTGACGAACAATACTATAAAACGGATATCCACCTTGATAGGTGGTTTCAGGTTCAAAAGCTATTACCATGGTTACGTTATTTTTCTTGTCACGTTTAAAAATACCTGCACGGCCCTTAATTGTATGGGAAAAATAATTTGGTTTGCTTAATAACCTGCCTACATCGCCTCTTTTAATATTTCCAAATTTATTTGTTTTATAATTACTGGTAGGAACTGCAATTGCTTTTCGTTTTGGCAATCGTGTGCCTCCATGGGTTAAAAGCGACATATAATCACTAGGGAAAGTCCCAATATTTGCTCTTCGTGCTTTTTTAGGAAAATTTGATGATAGAAAACCAACCCTAGATTCCAGTTTATTCTTATCTGTTTTTTCAAATAAAATAGATTTCATGGTAAATGGCGTTGGTCGATCAACATATTTTGGCAGTGTTTGTTGTAATCGTATTCTTGAACCCATTGCCAAATCATTTAAAGTATTTCTTATTATTGATGGAATCTTTTTTTTGCGTGTTCGATTCCATTTTTTGGTGAAATCCTTAATATCTGCTTCAATGTTTACTCTCATTTTGCAACATCAGGTGCGTTTTCAGCAAAATGGTAAGAAACCACATAAATTAGCGATATAAAACCAATCGGTTTTTCAGTTGATCCATCAAAACTGATTTCTGTTGAAGACAACATAACTTCTTTGGCTAAACCATTTAAAAAACGATCACCAGATATTGCAATTTGCACTTCCTTAGAAATGGTATCAATGGTGTCATCAAAATTGGACGTACCCTGACAGTAAGCCTCAATTGATAGCGATAATCTACTTTCGATTAATCGTGTATCACCAACTGATAAATATTCTGATTCTTCCTCATTGGTATAGATTAAAATACCTGGCAAACTGGATTGCTGTAACGGATAAATCCTGCTTTGAAAAACGTTAGATCCTGTGGTTGTCAAACCTGTTAATAAAGTGCCAACCCTTTCTCTAATTTGTTGCCTTAAATGATTTGCCACTATTGTTCTTCAAGCATTATTTCAGTAATTCCAGTTCCATCTGGTCGTATATTGACAGCCTTGTAAGTAATGCTGTTAATTTCAAAAGTATCACCATGGGCTACTGCTGAAACATCTGACGTTTTAACAGTAATGATTGGTATTTGTGCTTCAACGCCGACTTCCCCAGCATCCACAAGCTGATACTCGTTATTAAATATGCCATTAATAGAACTACTGCTCCCACCAGAAGGAGTGAAAGATATAGAAACCCCGTGGGTATCAGTATCAAAAAACGCATCAAGATCCGCAGACGTCTCAAGTGGCATTTTTCTTTCGTGTTTTCTTAACTGGTCCGTTTTCGGTTGTCAGTTTTTCCGCAGGCATTTCAGTCGTTGCTTCCGCACGTTCCATTCCGATTAACAATCTTGCTTCTTCATCAGGAATTTCTGCAACATCTCCGATTTTGTAGCCTTGCTTATTTGCCCGACAATTCGCTTTAAATTTAATTTTCATATTTCCATTCGGGTTGAACCCTTAGGACCGTTGGTGACGATCCTAAAGGTTTTTTAAACGATTATTAGCTTACTGTAATATCCTGAATTGCAGTAAACGACTCAGCATGTCGCACCATCACATCGACATCGTAGAAAAACGAAAGTCGTGTGGCTCCAGTGGTTGAATTGCTGTAAGGATCAACCAAAACATCCAAGGATCCCCATTCGCCAATAAAAAGTTCTGACCAGTTACCAAAGATCAAAGCATGGCAACTTCCAGAGGTAGAACCTTTGGTTAATGTTGAAGGAACATTGGTTGATGCCATCATTCTGTATCCCATCAAATCATTGGGATCGGTAAGAATGAATTGACCGAAATTCGATGCACGATCAATCGTCATCATTTCTGCACGCACACTAGGAGTCGTACACCATGCAAGATTCCCTGTTAATGCGTTAGCCGTATCCTGTGTTCCAAAAACATCAACTGTTTTGGCCCAAGTAATGGCTCCACCATCGGTGCCAATTGCAACATCCCCAATACCTGTGGTTTGCAGGATTCCAGTTGGCTCATTTGACCCACCACCGTTTATGGCAACTGTGTCAACAGCCTGTGCCAATTGGTCGAGTACGTCATTTCTGACAACCTGCTCAACGGAAGGATCTGACTGTGCCATTAGTTTCCGAGAAACGTCGATGTAACTGGAAACTGATTTAGGAGACATTGAAATCTGCCTAAACGTGGGAGCGCCCTCAGTCGGAGCTGCGTTTTCGGCTACCCAGTAAACAGTGGTTTTAGCATTCAGTGCAGGAATCTGAACATCACCTTGCAAGCCAGTTAAAGATGAAGCTCCAAGTTCGCGTGTTACCATTCTTGCCCTGAGTGCATCCACAAATTGAGCGCCCAAATGGTCGGTTCCCACAAGGTTCCCACCTGCGGTAGCAGTTCCAACAGTCAGGTCACGTTTTTGAATCCTGATGTCGTTAGGAAGATAAAACCCACGATTTCCACCACGGTTTTCTTTTCCTGTTTTTTTGGCTACGGCCTGTGATGCTTCAAGCTCCAATCCCGCATTTGACCAATCACCTGACAAAGAAGCCTCCACTGCTCTCAGCATGGAATAATTCCTAGCTTCTTTAGGAGTCATGTCGATATTGTCCGGCTTAATTTCGACCTGCTTTAAGGTCTTTAAAACTTCTTTGCTAAATTCTTCAACAGATCGGCCTTCATCAATGAATTGTCGTGCCATTTCCTGCTTATTTAATTCAGCGCCAATTGATTCAATTTCACGAATGCGATTAACTTCTGTTTTTCGCACTTCATTCAGTGTTTGTTCCTGAACTTCCATTTTCGGTTTCCTTTCAATAATGGAATTTTTAACTGGTATTGTTTCAGCACTTCGTCCAACACCCACTGACTGATCGGCGGCGATACTAACCATGCTCACCTCGTAAGGTTCCCAATCAACAGCTCGAAAAAGTGCATCATTTGAATCGTTATCTTTTTCCATTTTATGAATTCTGTATCCAACACTTACTTGATTTCTAATTCCGTCTTTAACATCCTGAAAAATCTCATCTGCCGTAGCCGATCTGCCAAATCGAACTATTGCTCTTCCGACTTTATCAGAATCAATTGTTGCCCGTTCAACTACACCAATAACAGGCTCTTGTTGGTGGTTAATTAGTAATGGTGCTTTATTATTCAACCTGCCAAGGCGAACACTTTCACCACCATGACTTAAAACCTCCGTTCCAAAACTTCTTTGAACTGGTTCTTCTGAAGAAAATGCTAATTGAACTGTTCTGTTATCTTCATCTATTTTTTGACGATCAAGAAGAAATGTTCTGTATTTAATATCATCATTTAAAAATGATCTTTCTTCTTCTTCATCATTTTCTCTTTCTTCTTCATCTTCTTCATGCCCTTCTCTTTCTTCTTCATCTTCGTGGCCTTCTCTTTCATCATCTTCATCATAAGATTTTTCTTCTTCATCCTCATGGCCCATTCGTTCAACTTCTTCAGATTTGCCAAATTCAATTATGTAAGAATCATCTGTTTCAGTTACGTTTTTAATATGTCTTTCTTCAAGGTTCATTTCATCACCCCTTTCATCAATAGAATTTAATCTTCTAACTATTCGGTTGGCAAAAGACCTACCACTGTTGCCACCCCATAATAGCCAAGCAATTTTTCCTGCACCTGGATAATCTGGATGCTTTGGATTACTATTTTTTGGCACATCTAAATCGACTTCATGCCTATCAAAATAAGCCTTCATACGTTTAACCGTATCAAAACTTAAATTATCCCTTCTTCTTAACTGATTGGCCCTTGCTACACCAACCTGAGTTCCACCTCTGCCGTATTGTTTTCTCCACTTCAACCCTAATGTGGCTTCACGAGCCATACTAACAGTGGGTTTGGTGTTAATTTGTACGCCTTTATATCTCGGCATCGTCTTCCTCTTGAACTGCTATTGTAACGGCATCTTCTTTTTGTGGTAAACTGATTCCCAACTGTTCAGCTAGTTCATTTTCACGTTTAATTTTTTCAAATATTTCTTGCAAGTCTTTTCCTTTACTTGATGCAATATCAGTTAATGACTCAACACCCATTTCATGTGCGACTTTATGAGCATTAATTTCCTTTAAAGGATCAACATATGACCAACCACGGGGAACCCAAGAAACATTTTCAAACTTTTCAATTTTCTGCATCGGTAACTGTAATTCACCTGAAGCAATCGACATTCGTAGCCAATTATTAAAAACAGGTCGGCAGAAATTGTTAACCATGAAATTTTGCAGTGTTTGCCAAATAATTCTTTCTTCCATCACACCTGCTCTAATTGAACTAAAATTGACCGATTCTAAATCAGAACTTAGTGCGTTATATGAAACACCCAAACCTGAAGAAATGCTTCTTAAGATCGATTTGACAAAAGTAGGGAAGGCATTAGTCGGATGATTGGGAGTAAATGGTTCAAATTTTACTCCGTCAGGTAATTGCTGAAAGGTTCCAGGCTGAAATTCAGTGATTATGTTGCCTGCTTCATCCCTGTCAACACCAGTGTAGCCCTGCGAATCCTGTGAGGTGAAAAAACCCATAGCACTTGAACCAATTCTAGAAGCAACTAACTCGCTTTCATGATACTGGTGTAGCATTTCCAAACCACGAAGTGCTGTATTCATCCAAGGAATACCACGACTTTGCCCTGGCCTTTCCATGATGTATAAATGGATTATTTCATCAGGTGATACTCTTTCAGTTGGTTTGGTAAACGGATCCGTGACGTAGTTATTATTTGGCTGATATTGCAGTTGATGGTAGGCAACTGGCTCACCAAATCCATTTTGTTCAATCGACATTCGGATCACTGCATTTTCATTAAGAAATTCATTTTTCTTAAGGTCGAACCAATCACCTTCCATGATAAATAAACTAAAGTTAAAAGGATTGTCAGGTGTTCTAACCATGCGTATAAAAACCTCACCATCACGAGCCAAGGTTTCAATAACTAATCTTTGAATGTCCAACCAATTTAATCTGCGATCTGCTGATGCAAATCTTTTTTCTTCACCCCATTTTTTCCATGCTTTTTCTATGACTTGAATATCTACTGTGTCAAAAGATCCATCTTCACGTTTTGCTTTTGATTGTAAAATAATTCCATCAGAACCAATCACGTTGGATTTGCACATGGCTAAAAACCGCCTTGCGTAAACATCGTCATTGCAAACCTGACGAACTCTGTTTCGCATGACCTGCAAATTGTTAATTAATTCTTGATCCGCACTTAAATCGGTGCCTCGCCAACCATGAAATAAATTATCGTATTTCGCAGAAGCAAAATTTCTTTGAAAATACCTTTTTGGGGCAGTCGGTTTATCACGTTTAAAAAAATCTAAAATTTTCATGTAGGCAACCTAGTCAAAATGATTGAATCATTGCCACCGACTTCTTTATTTCTTAACTGTCTTTGTTCACGCAACCATCTTGCTCTGTAAACACCTTCAAACTGTAATAAATCCTCAATAGACATTCTTGAAAGTGATCTACCCGCAATGGAATAGCTCATTTGATCCTGTGAAGCACGGCCTTCAATAATTGCGACCACTGCATCAAGAATTTTTTTATTTTGTGAACGTGGATCTGTGGTAGCAGAAGCAAGATTGGGAACGACTTCCCATTGACCTGAATCGACGCGAATTCTAGCTGAATCAGAATCTCTAGTTATAAAAGCATCCCAATGATAAATGCCGACTGTGTAACTAGCTGATGCAGTAGAAGTTACTTCAACTAAATATTCATTGTTTGATTCAGTAGCCGTTAACGAAATGTTGGTGGACCCTGCGTTTTCTAGTCGGGCTTGGTACGTTAACGTATAAAGAGAGGTAGAATAATCAGAATTTAGATCAGTCCTTTTCCATGCAGTATAGTCACCTGCAATGATGGGCCGACCAAATTCCTCAATGGTGGGTTCGTGTTCAGAATAATTGGACGAATCAAATAAATTAGCCATATCGTCGGTTCCTTACGGAACTGACCCAGCCTTTTTTAGTTTGTCTTCGATTTGTTTCTTTATTTTTGATTGGTGAATCTGATTCCGTTAATTTTTCAGTTAATACTTCCAAATTCGGATTTAATGCTACAAAACTAGCAAATGCGTAAACACGACAATCCAATGCTTCATTCCTCCTTCTAGTTTTAACCCATTCTCTTTTGGGAAAGCCCTTCGAATATTTTGTAACCACTTTTTCGGCAGTTAGCATTAAAAAATATTCCTTATCGTATGAGAATGGAAAGTGCATAAAACCACGGGCAGGTTCTCCAATTTTAAGTCGGGAATAAATCACTTCTTTTGCAGTGTCAGTACCGACTGAAAATAACAAAACATTGGATCTCGCAATTTTTGTTGGTTTACTTATAACAGGTTTACCAACAACTGATGAACCTTTGCAAGCAAAAATGCGTTTAAATTGCCTTTGAGAACAATATCGATAAACGGAGTCTGTATGATGTCCACCACTATCGATAAATGCACTTGCTATCGATAATTTTGCACCACTTGGATGATTAAAACTAATATTGAAAAGATCATCTAATTTTGACCATACTTCTTCAGCGCCAGGATCACCGTAAATTTCATCATATATTAAACTGTAGGATTCTTCCCCATTACACCATCCGACTACTTCAACAGCTAATCTATCATCTTGGGTATCTATACCTGCGGTTATTAAACAAACTTTTTCAGGCAATGGATCTGTTTTGTAATCTTCACGCCTTGCATATAGATATTCGTATTCCACACCTTCTCCTTGTTCTTCAAACACTTCACCCAAAACAGTATTTGTCCATGTTTTTAGCATGAACTTATCCTCTTTAGATTCCAAAAATTCACGAACGCATTCTTCCCATGATTTCCATCCTGCAGGCGAATATAAACAGTTAAGATGAAACCCTGCATTTTTGGGATTGTTGGTGGTATTGGTTGCTATCCATCGACCATTGGCAAGCATTTCTCCTTTATGGTGTTCAGCTATATGTTCACCACAAGATTCGCATTCGTATTTTGCTGTTTCAGGTAAATGATTTCCGTCTTCGTCCTTATCCCAAACAATGCCTGACCATTTTAAAAATTGTTCTGCTTTACAATAGGGGCAAGGCACAAAATATCGCCGTGCATCACTTTGATTGTACTCACGTTCGATTCGGCTAATGCCTTTGATAGTTGGTGTTGATATTTCAAGAATTTTTTTGCGACTAAATGTGGCAGTTCTTTTTATTGCCAGTGAAACAGGATCACCTTCTCCATCAGCATCAAGTGGATAAGCATCGACTTCATCAAGCATCAAATACCGACACGGCATTGATCTTAAGCCAACGGCAGAATTGGCACCTGTGGCAACAATAATTCCACCTTTAAATTCTTTTACTAATTGAGTGTTCCCTGAATCACGGGATTTTGGGTCCGAAACTTTGTCTTTAAGAATCGGTGTTTCTGCTATCGTTGGGGCTAGTCTTTGAACAGACCATCTTTTCGCCAATTCCACTGTCGGTTGAACCACCATTGTCGGTGCAGGGGCTTGGCCTATAATGTAGCTTATCCAACAATTCCCTGCTTCCGTCCCTCCTAACTGTGATCCCTTCATAAAGACCACCTTCTCGACTGACGATTTCGGTGAAAGGCAGTCTAATATCTCCTTTAGGTATGGTGTTCTGCTTGTTCTCCATCTTCCAGGCTCCGATGATCCTTTGCTTGGTAATATTCTAAATTCATCTGAAAATTCTGATACGGATAAGTCAGGATCAAGTTGCAATCCCTCCGCATACGACTCACGAAACAGTTTGTAAGGGTTGACTGCCATCAATTGCTCTTAAACAGGAAACGATTTCATCTTTAATTAGTTCATGAACCCGATGTTCATCAGTTTCATTTGCGATCACTGGTGATAACCGATTGGGAACTGAAAGCAGGGTATCACGCACCAACCTAGCTTGATTAAAAGCAGCGTCTTTTACGGCCTTTGCATCTATTAAGTTTCCTTCCAGTTGATCAACCTCTAATTTGGTTTTCTTGGCCCTTAAACCTTCGTGCATCGCTCGGATCCTTGTCAGGCTTGTAATGGATGTGTCAGGTGCTAATTCTTCAGCCAAATCAAAGTTCTTTTTCCTGTTTTGTAACCGTGGTGAGTTTTGCTCCCACTCAATATCGGCTTTTTCAGGATCTATTTTGCCGTTTATTGGTGTGATTTTTCCCTTGGCGATTGCCTTGGTGATGTTGGCAGGCGAACATTTTCGGTGCCTAGCGTATTCAGAATAGGAAATTAATTTTGCCATCAGTTTACCTTTTAACCTAATTTTGGCCTATGTGATAAGCGAAACGTTGCGACCATGTGAAAAACC